CACGTTGTAGACATTTGGCCGGTCAACAAAGATGCGCGACGTTGGTGTGCCGCGGGTGACGCCTACCGACAAATCAGTGGTGTTGAACGTCATGGCGTAGGCTGTGTTGATTGCTGCCGCTGTCTGTGATGTCGTGTCATAGAAAGAACCGTAGCGCGGCGACCGAAACTCTTTTGGTGGCGGCGACAGCGCCAGCGCCTGCAACTGCGATTGGATAACCGCGATGTCGCTTTCCGTAGCAGCCGGCGGCGTGACGCCGGTGGCCTGCGCCAGACTGTTTACCTTGGCATCCACGTCAGCCGTAGCAGAACAGCAGTCAGGGGCGCTTTCGGTTGTCTGCGCCAACGACTCCAGCATGGCGTCATAGGACGCTATCAGCGACGTAGCGTCCGGCGCTAACTCGACTTCGTCTTGGTTGGTCTGCGTAGCTGTCAACAGCGATAGGAAGAACCGATACCATTCACGGCTAATCGCGCCTGACCGTTCGTCGATCAGGGCCACACGCGGCGGCGTTAGCTGTGTAGGATTGATCGGCGAATACGCCATTAGGCAGTCGTTCCGCTGAGCAGCAGTTCAGCGCCCATGATGTAAATCCGTACAGGGTCGGTGCCTGACACTTCGTAGACGCGGTCGCGTATCTTCATCGTCGCGCCAAGGCGGCGCCAAATGGTACGATAGCCAGAACGGCCAATACGGCCCATCGACTTCCAGTGTTCGCTGGACCATGTGTGCCCGCCGTCGTCCGACCAGCGCAGCATGGCTTGCGGATTGCTGCCTTGGCCGTTGTTCAGGCCCACGCCTGTCTCGCAGTCAAGCTGCATGGAGTGCTGGATAGTACGCGCAAGGTTGTTAGCGCCCGTCGGCAGCGCACGCCATGACCGCAGCCATTTCTGCGGTGCGCCATCGTCAGCGTATACGTTCAGGTCGAATGAATAAATCTTGCCGTTCTGATAGTCGCCGACCACCGTAGTGGCGTTGAAGAACATCTGACTGCTGGCGCGGTGACGGTTAAACTCACCGTTAGCGAACGACGCCCGCTCATGCCATGCGCCGGTGGCGACATCATACACCCATGTGGTGTTGGCGGTGGGGAAGTTCAGAACGTAGAAGCTGTGGCCGTCCTGCTGATACGTGTAGCCGGTTGCGTCCGAAATGTCGGCATACTCTTGCATCTGCCATTCGATAGCGTGCGTAGACACACGCTGACCGATGTAGCCAGCGGCCCTGTAGACGATCCCTTGACCGCGCGCGTCCTTGCCTAGCCAATAGACTTGATTGTCCATCTTGGCGATGCTGTACGGCGCCGCGCAGCCTAGTTCGTTGAACGCGCCTTGGATACGCGTCAGCGGGAAGTCGAGCAGCCCTGCGTCGTACCAGACTTCGGTCGAGTTGGTGCCGAACACCCACACTTCGCGGTGGTCAACAAATATAGCGACCACATTGTCAGGGTTGCCTTCGGCGCTGGCAAACTCCAGCGGATCAACAGACAGGCCGTCAAGCAGCGATGTAACCCAGATTTTCTGCGTGCCGGGTTCGTTGAACGTAAAATAGCCGTCGATGTAGCCGACCGTGCCGGCGCCGGGGAAGTCAGGGTCGGTGATCTGCTGGAACACATCGGTGTTGGCGTTGTAGATGTAACCTAGCGGGTTAGCAGCTATGAATAGCTGCGTGCCGTTGTCAGCCATGCTGACAGGGCCAGTGCCGCCTACAGTGCCTTTGGCGACCGCGTTCCAGTTGCTGTCGATCTGATACAGCGTAGGGCCAGATACGGCATAGCCGTAGTCGCCATAGGTCCACAGCCCGCGGATAGGACCGATGCCAACAGTTGCTAGGGTAGTCAGCCCCGGCGCGCGCTGAAGGAACGCTGGTTCCTTGCCGCCTTCTGGGACAATCTCAGGAAATAGGTTAACCATGCGGTTGTCGGCGGCGTTGACGCTTCTAGCGACATACGCCGACCCAAGGATCGGCGTCTTCATTAGTAGTTCCCAGCGTAGATGTTGAACCGCTGACGTGAAGCAATCAGGCTGTACGGTATCGACATGATGTCATCAGGGTTGTTGATGCGCTTGATGTTACGCTTCGACGACATCGCCAAACGGCGGACTTGCGACGAAGGCTCCGTGCCGAACTCAGGGGCCATTTCGCAGGCCAAGTTATAACGGAACGCACGCAGATAGCCGGGCGGGAAATGTAGTTGCGTTGCCAGCGTCGCAGGCTGCGTCAGTTCTTCAACCGAAATGAAATGCCATGTCAGGTCCGCTGTGGGGCGCGGATAAATAAACATTTCAATGTCAGGGTACGTCATGTTGACGAAAATAACTTGCGGAAATGTCGATGTGACGGACTTGACCGCGATACCGTTATACTGCTGCTGGTTGATAAATTTGATGCCGTAGCTGACGCCGGTGCCGGGCTGGACGAAGTACGTCGATTCATCAAGCAGGACAGGGCGGTTGCCGACGAAGTCGCCGGAAGGCCCAAGCGTGCGCGATATTTGCCCTGCGGGCCATGTGAATATTTGGTCTTGTGTTGCAAAGACGGACAGGCGCTCTGTGTTCCAGCTATCAATCATCTGGTTCATGGCGCGCAGTGCGTCTTGCGATGTCTCAGCCGATGGAACTTCGCCTTCTGCCAGAACACCTAGAAGCCTAAGCGATCCGTTGATTATGTCCCCAGCCGTATCCATTGGTTAGTCTTCCTGCGTTGTGCGGCGGCGACCTTTGGCTGCCGGCATTTCGTTTACTGGCGCCTCTACAGGCGCGTTAGGATTATAGCGTTCCCAACCAAAATATTCATCAGAAATCGCTTCTTCTTCTGAAATAGCGACTTTTGCGCCGTGGACTTCGTGAACAAGATATATAGCAGCCATAGAAACTCCGTAAAATGGACGGCCCGAAAGCCGTCCACTATATTAGCTGATCGCCATGAACTGCCACTTGGTGCCGTCCGCATAGAACAGCTTGCCACGGCCAGTAGCGTTCGTCGTAATGCCGAGCGAACCTACAGGTGCGGAAGTGGTTGTTGTGTTAGCGGTAATCGCCGTGCTGAGAATGTAAACACCTGCGTTAAGATTGGCGGCTACTTCGTCGCCTGTTGTTTCGATTGTCGAAGCAACAACGCCGCCGTTGGCGACGATAGCGCCGGTGGCGACGATAGCGCCGCTAACCGTGACGCTTTCAAACTCAGGGTCGGCGTAAGCAACGCCTACTGCTTTAGTATTGGGCATAATTGTTCTCCTGAAAAGGATGCCCCGACCGTAGCCGGGGCAAACCTATTAGCCAGCAATGCGGTACAGGTTGTACGTTGTCGCGCTGGTTTTAACAGCACGGAACAACACGCTGCGCGATGCAACGCCTGTACCAACGCCAACCAGCGTCCAGCCTGTGCCTGCCGTGATGGTAGGAACGCCGGTGCTGGTAGCAATCAAAGCAAACTCAAACGACGAGTTAACTTTGGCGCTGCTAACGTCAGCGTCAACAACGCTAACAGCAGGAAGCGCAAGGTCAGCAGTGCTGCTTGACGTGTATACAACTGCGCCACCAGCCAAATCGGCAGTGGTCAGCGTAACACCTGCGGTGTACGCAGTAGGGATTGCGGATACGCCCAGCGTGACTTCGCCGAGGTTGCCGTCGCCAACTTGATAACCGCCGGCGCCATTAGGTAGAATAGCCATGATAAAAATCCTTTAAAAAGTTTGGCCCCCGGCGAACCGAGGGCCATGTTTAAATTAGCCCCACATCCGGACGGCCATTTGCGGACGGATCGTGCTGTAGCCATACAGAACGTCAATACGGCAAGGCATACGGTCGTTGTTGATGTCGTACTGACGAACAACGCGAAGCGAGATGCCGTTGTGTACCTGACGCGAAGCCATATCTACGCCTTGTGGGAGCAGAAGGTCGGCGGTTGCGAAGGTGATGGCATCCTTGTGGTAGATGAGGTTCTGCGCGTATTGCGAGTTGGATGCACCAACGAACACAACTGCTTGGCTGTTGGCAGGCAGTGCATTGACGGTAGCAAGCGCGTGACCAGCCGAGTAGATCGGTGCAACAGTGATGCTGCCTGCGCCAGAGCCGTTGAGCAAGACATCAGCCAATGCAACGAACTGGAACAACGAACCTGTGCTTTCACGGGTCTGTGGGTTGACAGCAAAGCAACCGTTTACAGTGAACACGTCACCAGCCTTGACGGTGTCGTTAGCGCCAGCGCCAGTGATGGCGATGGTGGTTGCGCCTTCTGCCGTTACAGCAGCCGAAGTCGAACCGCCAGTTGCGTCGCGCGTACCAGTGGTGAACTGCTTGATGGACTGCGACATATTGATTTCGTCGAAACCAAGTACGCCAGTACCCATCATGCCGTTCTTGAACTGCTTGCTGATCGTGTCGGTTGGGTTGAATAGACCCTTCATGCCTTCGACCAAACCAGCGTTTGCGGCTGGGTTGACGGTGGCATAACGTGGCGACATCACGGCAGCATTTTCGTTCAGCTTCTGCTGTGCAGCAAGAAGAACAGCCGAAGTAGCTGGCGTAGTGCCGGGCGTGCCGACAGTGTTACCGATGGTCAAGAACGAGTTTGCAACGTCAGCGTCGATGCTCGAAGCAAGCTGCGAGATACGTGGCTTCAGAACACGCTCTGCGAAATCGTCCAACTGCATGGTCAATTCAGCAGTGGTGAAGTTAACGCCGATGTGCTTCTGGTTGGCAACGGTCAGAGTTGTGAACTGCTCGTTGTCGTCCTGTACCTGAAGGGCTGCGCCATCAGTTACAAGTGCGCGGTCTGGAAGACGGATACGCAGGGTTGAACCGATCTTGGCACCTTCAACAGCAAAGCTGTCGTCGTACTGACGGTTTACGTTACGTGTAAGAACAAGGTTGTTTTCGAGAATCTCAAGCGCCTTGCGCGTGATCATGTCGATTGTTAAAATCGAGTTAGACATGGTAATAATCCTAAATTATCTGTTGCGTTGTGCCTCGAACTTCTTGATCTGCCGTAGCCGTTCTGCCTCAATCCAATCTGACGTACTCATGGACTTTACGGCCCGTGGGTCTGTCGTATCAAATGTCGGCGCACCAGAGGTGCGGGCAGTGACAGGTGCAATCGGTGCCGGGGCGTTGGATGTTTTTTTGAGCGTAGGTTCGGCTGTAAGCCGCGCCTCGATCATACCAATTTCCCTAGCTTGCAAAATGGGGTCCATACGCGAAATACGCTGGGCGTCTTTTTGGTTAAGCCCTAAGTGATAAATCACGTCGGGACCAATATCGGACGCTTGTATTGCTAGTGCCATCGCGTCGGTGATTGGAAGGTTGGGGTTGTATGCGACTTGTTCAAAGTCGTCATATTTGTCCCGCGCCGCCTCTTCACGTTCGTGATAAGACTCTAGCATTGCACGTTGCTGGCTGTCCTTTTCACGGCGTGCCAGCAGTTCTTCGGCTTTACGTTCGGCCAAAACCTCTGCGTAATCCTCATAAGTCTCAAATTGATCAGGGGTTATGTCGTGGA